TCTTTCACGCCGTATAAAGTGTCGGCAGTGAAGAGGTCAGCAAGGTATTCTTGCTTGTACTGAGTCTGTGAACGTACAGCCATCTGCTCTGCTAACACCATAGTGTCACGGTGAGCAAGGATTGCCGCACGAGTGTCAACCGCAGAAGCTGAGTTATCAGCCGCTGTTTCGATCACTGGGCAGTTAGAAGTAACGTATACGTCTACGCCGTACAAGCTACCAATCTGGCCGTTGTTTACGCCACGTCCGTCTACAAAGTCAGAAGAGTTGTAGCGGTCAATGCCGAGGATGTCACGGCGAGCCGATGGTGGGATGATAAGAACACGTCCGTCCATAGGAGTGTCAGCATCGTCCATTTTTTGAATAAGCTCACGGAAAGCAAGGTCAGTGAACACGTCTGTAGCGGCTACTGTGTCAGCGGCGTAAGCGGCAATGCCGTTAGCACCATCAACATAGAAAGAAGCTGAGTGAGTGTAGTCTGAGCCATCACCATCACCGAGTGACTTAGCCAATGCAAACAAGTCGTCATCAACCTGCTTAGCCAATGCATAACCTGCATCGTCTGTGTAGAAGCGGCGGAGTGAATCCAATGCCTGTACATCAGTGATGTCTTCAATCATGCGTGAGTATTCGTAGTGCTTGTTGACAACTACTTGTACTTCTGACTCAGTGTCTGCCTGAATTGTTACTGCAGTGTTAGCCGCCTTAACAGAAGCAGAGCCACGAGTAGGCTTAGGGATATGAAGAGTGTCACCCTTCTTACCAGTCATTGACATCTTGTTGACGAGGTTCGCCAGTACAAGGTTCTTTTTGTATGCCGCAATGATTTCATCAGACCACAATTCTGGGATGAAGGTTGCCGCATTTGCGTTGTTTACGATAGAGGTACTACCGCCGGGATAAGCTACTTTAGCCATTATAATCTCCTAGATTTATTTAACACGCCCTTCTGCGTATGCTTGCCTAATTTCGGGGGCAAGGGTTTGGTAACGCTCAGGGTCAGTACGCATCAGTTCAATGATGTCTGCACGTCTGTAGACTTTACGAGGTGGCCGTTCTGCTGAACCTTTAGAAGTACCAGAGCTAGCTGATTTAACTTGATCCTTGCGGGCTTTAGTTTCAACATTCATAGTATCTTGTACTATTTGTTGACGCTCTTTCCACAAAGTAAGTAGTTCGTCTGCCGAATCAAAGTCGTAGTTCTTGTCTGCTTCTAGCAACATCTTTTGTCGAACCTTAGACTTTTCAATCCATTCAGCAAATTTCTCATCCTTAATAATCTCTTGGAAGTCTGGGTGCTGTGCCTTTAAACGTGCAAGAGCTTCTTGCTGTTTAATCTGTGCCGCCAGTTCCTGAGACTGTTTAATAGAAGGATGATTCTCTAACAGCTTCTGAATAGTTTCTTTTGGATTCTCAAAGAACGCAGTCTCATCAAAATCTTCAAGTACAGTTTGGGCTTTTTGTTCTTCTTTGACGGTTTGCGAGCTAATGAAATCATCGACAACACGCCGTAGTTCTCCAACTTCCTGACCTTGCTTACCGAGCAGTTGCTCAGCGTTCTGATGCATAGCAATGATGTCTGCGACACTCTTGCCTTTATACGTGTCAGGTATGTTATCTTCTACTTGTCCTTCAACAGACTCTTCAGTTTGATCTTCTTCTTGAGGTTGCTCCTCTTCAGGAGTCTCTTCTAAAGTTTCAACTTGTTCGTCTTCTTGAAGCTCGATGTCTTCTTCCCGTTCGTCAATAAATTTTGCCATGTATCATTTCTCCGTGGCGTTGTGCCATTATGAAGATTATTTTCTAGCGGCTTTCTCATGATCCTTAGCCCACTTATCATCAGCATCGGGCCAACCGACACCTTTGAATTTTGTTCGGATCGGAGAAATTATCCGCTTTGCGGTATGTCCACATTCAGCGCATGTGGTAAACTCATCAGTTGAATCTACCCATTGTTCCTGAATGTAATCACATTCGGTGCATTTGAAATCAAACCTCCGGATCATCTACCTGCTCCTGTATAGCATCGTAGGCCGAACGAATCATTGTTTCAAATTTAACTATGTTGTCTAAAACACTCCGTTGTCCTTTGACAAACCATAAGTGTTCAGAGTCTTTGATCTGCTCTATAGAGAAGGAATTGTAGGTTTCAAGATTATCACCTACAAATTGCTTCCAACCTTCAGAGCTAAATAGATCAAAATATGTTTCGTAGTATACTTCTTCTTCTTGCGTCAAAGCATTATCCTTTTGGTGCTTCTTAGTATATAGAATATTGTAGCATATTTTTTAGGATTTGTCAACTGTTTTCTTCACTGTAGTGCGA